TGCGCGGGCGGCGGAAGGGATTGACGAGTTGGAGGCCGCTATACTCTCCGGGCAGGTCACGAAGTCCCAGATTATCCTGACAGACCGCTACTATTCGGTGTACTGCCACTACAAGCGGCGGTGTGATGATGCCTTTGAAATCTACGGGGAACGGCGGGCATATAAGACTATTCAGGCGTTGCAGGCCGGCGAGTTCAAGCTGTCCGTGTTCTTCATCACGGGACAGGCCGGGGCGGGCAAGACGCGGTTTGCAAAGTCGTTCGCGGATATGCTCATGCGGAAATCCGCCCAGGAGGGGGAGGCGTGGCGGCTGTGTCAGACGGCGGCGACCAACCCGATGGACGACTACCAGGGTGAGGAAATCTTGCTGATGGACGACGTTCGCGGCGGTTCCCTGTCGGCGTCTGACTGGCTGAAGCTGTTAGACCCGTACAACATCAGCCCGGCGTCCGCGAGGTATCGGAATAAGGTCCCGGCGTGCCGTTGCATCATTATCACGAGTAGCAAGGAGCCGCTGGAGTTCTTCTACTACTGCAAGCAAATAGGTGGTGACCGTTCCGAGGCGTTAGACCAGTTCATGCGGCGTATCCAGTCGACCGTCCAGGTAATCCGGGCGGACGACTGGACGGCGCCGGAATACATGATTGCGGACAGCAAGAGGACGCCGCCGAAGATGCTGGACGTGCCGGGTTCCGATGGCGTCCAGGTGAAGTTGTCGTATGGGTTCGGCGATGAGAAGAAGATGGACGAGGCCGGGGCACTGGAATACCTGGCTGGGGTAGTCGAGAGCAACAGCAATCTGAATAAGGCCCAGGCGTAGCCCTGGGGAGTCCAGAGGGGGCGGAGCGCCCCTCTGGCACCGACCCAACCAGAGCGAAGCGGCGGTTGGGTATTAGGTGCAAGACCCAAAGGGTCTTAACAAGGCGGCAGGAGACAAATATAAGTGCTGGCACATACAGAAATGTTCCGGCACATTGTGACAAATGGAGGTGAAACGGCATGGCAGCACCACAATGGACGGGCGGGAAGTGCAAGAGCGTACACCAAGCGAAAGCGTTCTTCCGGCACAATGACAAGGACAGGCGGTTAGAGGCCCACCACGCGAATTTCCATATCGACAAGAGCAAGACGAAGGACAATTTCACATACCGGGGACTGGATTACAAAGGGCTCTGCAAGGCGTTTGATGACAAGATGGCGTCGGTTGACCAGGGAAAGCCGGGGAGCGGCCACAATGCCCGCGTTGTCCTTCAGAGCGTAATTCTGTATCCGCCTCCTGGACTGCCCAGGGAGCAGGAAAAAGACTGGTTCATGGACGCCGGGCGCGTGATGGAGGCCCAGTTCGGTGACAACCTCCTGGAGATCCAGTTCGACATGGACGAGGAACACGAATACAGGGACGCCGAGACAGGGGAGAAACGGATGTCGCGAAATCACGGACACGCGAGGCTTTTCCCGGAGAAGGACGGCAAGCTGAACGGGAAAGCCTTTTCCAGCCGGGCCGCGATAACCGCGCTGAATCATGCACTCGATGTCATGAGCGTCCAGCAGTACGGCGTCCACATGATGGACGGTAGCAAGAAGAAGGGCGGCGTCTCCGTGGAAACGCTGAAAGCTAAGTCCCTCCGCTCCGAAGTCGAAATGCTGGAAGAGCGGGCCGGGACGATCATCAGCGACGCTATGGGCCGGGCGGCAGAGATAACGACCGAGGCCGTCAGGGAGGCCAGGGCCACCAGGAAGGAGGCCGACCAGGACAGGGAACAGGCCAGACGGGAGCGGAACGCCGCTTTCGTGGACGCCCAGGCCGCCCAGGACGAGAGGGAGGACGCCGAGGAATACGCCAGGACGACGAGGGCAAAGGCCGACCAGGACGCCAAAGAAACGAAAGCCCAGGCGGAACGGGACGCCGAGGCCACGCGCAAAGCGGCAGAGCAGGACGCCGCCAGGACGCGCCAGGAGGCCGAGAGGGACGCCCAGGCTGTGCGGTTACAGGTTGCCGCCATGCGGAAGGAACGGGACGAGGCCCAGGCCGACCGGGACAAGGCCATAACTACCCGTAGAGCGACACAGGCGGCGTTACAGGGCGATTTGGAGACATGGGCCGGGTTGACGTCCAGGCCGACGGCAAAGGCCCTCCTGGGCGTCCTGGGGGCCGCTGTGGAGGCGTCCCGCGAGCCGTTGCCGAAATCGGAGTTCGCCGGGGCGTATGCTCGCATGATGGCAATGATGCAGGGGCGGCAGTCCCAGGACGTCCAGCGGAACGCCCCGGAGTTGGGGTAGGTACCCTCTGTGGAATGGAGCGACAATGCCGCTACACTCCACAAAGGGAGGAGAACAGGGTTCCGGGACGGCGGCGGGAGCCGCCGTCCCCCGTGCAGGCCCCCGCCGTCAGGCGGGGGCCTGCTCTCGTCCTTCGCCCCTGGTTACGGCGCACCCTGCCTTAACCTCCTCTTGATTGCCACACAGCACCCAGGGGAACGGCGTCAAGGGTAAGGGTGGAGATTTTCTCCGGGCCAGAGCGAAGCGGAGGCCCGGAGAAAATACTACCCGGCCTTGACGCCGTTCCCCTGGGTGCTACACTCTGCAATCATGAGGGGGTTAAGGCGTCCCCGGTCTGCCGTTTTCCGGCACTTCAAGAGTTTTGTACAGGAATACTCCAAAAACACTACGGGCGCGCGGACTGGGCTTGTCGATAGGCCGCGCGGTGCAACGGTTTGGGCCGATTTTGAGAGGGGGGTTATTAAGGGGGGTTATTTGGGGATTATTTGGGGGTTATTTAGATAAAAAATCCCTTGACAGTCGAAAACGGTCTATGCTAAAATAAACCCCAGGAAAAAGGCATAATAACCCCTGTAAACGCAATAATAATGTTGCAATTTGTAGCAAATAACCCCTATGCGGGGAGAGGGAGGACGGCATGGCACGGAAAGAGAACGATTTGACGTGTTTCGCCCTGGCCCAGATGGTGCAGGACGATGTATGGAACTGGACGGACAAGGAGAAGGAAACGCTGGCGGCGGCGCGGCTTGGGAACGTGGCCCCGATGATGGCGGCGATTGGGGCGCGGCTCATGGCGGCGGGGATGGAGATTGACGAGGCCCACGGCATCCTGCATAACGAGGACGTCCGGGAAGTCTGGGACGAAACGGCGTGTGCTATGGTGCTTGAGCGGAAACATGACCACATCCACGCGGCTTTCAGATTCAAGAAGGGTAAAGGCGGGACGCTTACCAGGATTGCAAGCGTTGTCGGGTTGGAGCCTCAGTATATCGAGAAGGCCGGGAAGGGGTGCCACGGCTGGGACAATCTGCTGTCGTATCTCATCCACGCGAAGGACGAGGACAAGCACCCGTATTCCCCGGACGCGGTTGTGTCGCTAGGGCCGTCATACCGGGAAATCTACAAGGCGCGAAAGGCTGATTGGGATAAGGGCCGGGCGAAAAAGAGCGTTGCGCGGGCGGCGGAAGGGATTGACGAGTTGGAGGCCGCTATACTCTCCGGGCAGGTCACGAAGTCCCAGATTATCCTGACAGACCGCTACTATTCGGTGTACTGCCACTACAAGCGGCGGTGTGAT